GGTGAGTATTTTTAATATCATTATAAGCTTTAACTGCCCAGTTTCCTAACATTAAAGTAGTGTAATTATCCTTACGAGCACGGTTTGCTGAAGTACTTCTCTTAAGGTGCTGCGGTAGATCAAAAGTTTGAGTACCCTTGGCTGTGGTTTTTACCTCTACAAGAGCGCATTGCTTCTTGGTTTGGTTAACCATATCATCTTGGAACTCTATCAAGTCACCTTTATTTTCATAAGGCATCAACTTTAAGGGTACAGATTGAGAAACCACCCTATCGAAAAAACTACCACAAGCAGCTGTCCTCGAAGCAAACCATATCCTCTTATGATCAATAGAGGCTTGAAGATACTCATTAGCTTCTCTTAGAAAAGTCACCGAAAACAATTGTTTAAAGCATAAAACGCCTTCTTTAACATTGTATTGCTGTTTGGCTTTCAGAAGCATTTTCCTATAATCTTCCCCCGATTTATCACTTTGAAAATCAAAAAACTTAATATGAGTCCGAGTACTCACAAAAAGCTCAGATTCGTTTGCGCTATCTATAAACTGATACCCTGCGTTATCAATTATAATCATTACTAAATTAAAATTATTTACTATGTAATGAAGGTATTTTATATGATCCTTTAAGTCTCCACCTGCCACTGCATAACTATGAACTAGAGTGGAATGATTTTTCTTTTCTTCATCTAATTCTAGTATTGTCATAGCAAAATAATCGGAAGAAGGGCTATTACTAAAACTAGGGTCAATAGCTAAAATATAATCTTTGTCCCTTTCCCCTTTAATTAAAGTGTGAGGTTTCTCAGTATCGGGAACGGTACAGTCATGCATTTTTTTAGCACTAAAGTAACTATCGCTACCGTCAGTAAATTGAGCGCAATATTCCCTCAAAAAGGAAGAATTAGAAGATCCTCCTGACTTAGCTTCTTCAATAACTGTACTGTCGATCATGTCTTTAGGGATAGAATCAAAAGCCATTTGTGATATAAAGTAATTTGAATTAAGTATATCATCTGAATAAATATTATTCATCCAATCCTTGTAAGTTTTAAAAAGGTTTTCAAAACTAAAGCTCGCAGATGAAAGAGCGATCATCTTTGAATTATTTTGAAATTTTATCCTATCCTTTTCTTCCATTTTTCCGGACTTAATAAGATCATCTTCCATCTCCCTTATTTTTATTCTCTCTGCCATGTCTTGTGGAGCTACCAAGAATGGCATCAATACTGTTTTAATAGTCTCTTCGGGCAAAAGCAAGAACTCGTCTAGTACTAGAATATTTGCACGAAAACCACGAATCTTCTCTCCACTTAACGGAATAGCTGTAATAGTACCTTCGTTTATTTTCCATTCGAATTGGTCATTACGTTTAGACTTAGCGCCGAAAGCGTGAGCTAACATTTGAGCTTCTTTGGACTCTACTATCTTTTCTAAGTTGTTAAATATAAAACGAGCAGTACGAAAAGTCGGACCTGCAATTAGAATTTTAGTTCTGGGTTCAAAAATGCATTGAAGGAAACAGTATACCGCGGCTATAAAACTTTTACCGCAACCACGACCCCAAACACACATACTAAAGTTTCTATTAAAGAAAGCTTTAAGGGTTATTTCTTGGTATAGAGCCAGCTTAATTCCTGAAAGAAGTTCTGTAGTGAATCCCAAGTTAGAGCGCATAAACTTAGCTAAAGTAATTTTAGCTTGTCTATCTGGTAATTCCCCTTTTAAATTCAAAAATTGTTCATTTAAATTGGGGACAGGTTTGTTGTATTTGTCTGGGCAATGCCACATATTATAATAATTTTAATTCGTAAGCTAATTGCAAATCATGTTTCTCTTTTAAAACATCTGACAGCAACAGCTTTTTTACAATTCTTATGCATTCGTCTCTCCCATTAACAAATAAAAATTGTATGTGGGAAAACTCTTGTATTAAATCTCTTACATTATGAAATATAAAATCTGGAGTTACTCGTGTATTTTTTTTATAGACGTGCTTCAATCTGTTGAACGCTAAACAATCATTAAGATTTCTCTCTACCAATATCACCATATAAGCGTTTTCTTCGGCCGCTCTATTTATTTCGTTTTTAAATCTTTCTAACCCAGAACTAAGAGTTCCTATTAAATCAGGTACAGACTTTCTTTCTATATAGGTATTCTGCGTTTTCTCTTTATCATTAAGGCAATAATCTCCAAATTTTAACCCTCTTACTTCTGTAGGAAAATCTTCTATTTCTAGTGGTTTTTGTTCTCGTGAATCTATATAAATTAAATGATCGTCAGAATACGTCTCTTTATAATCTTTTTTTGTAGGGATATGTTTGAACTTGTTTTTATAACCTATTTTTTTACAAAGCTTATAATAACTATCAAAAAGTAATTCATAGTACTGAATTGGAGGCATTGGGAGTGTTCGTAATTCTACTTGAGTAGGAGTATAAACTAACCCTTTTTCCTCTTTTCTTTTTTGTAAAAGTGCTCTGCAATATTCTTGAGCCTCTTTGTTAGGTATGCTTTTAAGCCAACTTTTTAGATTCCGTTTGTTATTAAAGTCCGAAGAAAAGTACTGATCTTTATTTTTATACTTTATAAGTTCTCCAGTATGCAAATCGTGACGAGGATAATTTTGATGATAGTATTCTTCTATACTAAGCTTATGGGCCTTTATATGTAAATGAAGGCTTTTATCTTTTTCAAATTCTTTGTCACAAATTTTACAACTAACCATTTAAAACTTCTTCTTCGCTTATTCCTAAGATGCGAGACTTTATGTCTTCCATAGAACTGAGTCTTTCTATTTCAGTTGAAAGATTCTGTTTTCGCAGTTCTGCTATCTTAATCATTTTATTCCTTGACTCTTCATCTTTCCAAAGTTCTACAAGGTTTAATATAGAAGCAGATTCTTGCATTATCTTACTCATCCTCTGACTTCTTTTCTCTTTAAGCTCGTTGAGTAATTTGGTTTGTCGATTTACACATTGATTGTATTCGGTCTGGGCTGTATTAATAGCCTCGACCAAACTCATAGCCATTCGTCTTCCTTCAGTATCTTCTGCGTTTTGATCAAGAAGCTGCTGGAGCCTTTCGACACGCCTTTGTATATTAGAAGCGATAACAACTTCCGCCGATAAAACTATATATTGGTCTACTTCTTCTTGAGTTAGATCCGGCTTATCCCAAGTATACCGAACAAAACTACTCTCAAATAACTCTCTATCTGTTTCTGCTCCGTAAGTACTTATCTGATGAAGGAAACGGTAAGTGTGCATGTACCCTATAAGGGTAGATAAATTCTTTTTATTTTTAGCGGATATCTTATCTTTGTCTATTCCATGATGAACGTATTTATTTACCCTTACTAAGGCACGGCTTTCTGACTTGGGAGGTTGATATCCCCCTTCTACTGGTACTTCACTACTATCTGAAAACTTTACTTGATTTGGGATAGAATTTGTAAACTCAACCACTATTTTATATTCTGCATGTAAGGGGGATATTTTAGGGTCATCAAATACCATCCTCGCCATTTCTATTGGTTTCATGGCACTACAGTTATTGCTAATAAATTCTTTTTGGTCTTCAGTTAATTCTGGCTTTTCTTTTGCGTAATATTTACCTCCGACCTTGGCCTGTAAACTTTTTTCAGCTAAAAATTTCTTAATAGCTATCCCGTAACGAGATCGGCCAGTTTTTGCATCTTCTGGAATATCCGCGAAAACTAATTCTATTAACTCTTTAATAAAAGGTGGGTCATCAGGCCTTTGGTTCCACTCATTAAGAATAGCTAGTTTCTGATCTTCGTTTAAAGCTACAGCTTTTGAACTCATAAAATTTCTATCTCTCCATCCTTTAGCATTTTTTTAACTTTTTGTATTATAGACTTCTTAACGTTTTTAATTTGTTTATATCCCGGGACACGATTCTTTTCGTTAGTTTTGTACCCCATTAAAGTAGCTGCTTCTTCTTCTGACATATTGTCTATGTACAAAGCTTGATAAATTTTCCACTCAGCCGTTTTTAGGGTAGACTTCATTTTGTGATTAACTTTATCCAGAAGACGCATTATATCCACCCCCGTATATTCAGTTGTATTTATTTCATGAGTATGGTCATCTATTGAAACTGGTAATTTGGCGTCGTAAGCTTGTTTCTTAGTGCGTACCCAATTTGCGTAAAGTGGACAAGTTTCACATTGCTTGCCGTATATATAACATAAGTTACCCGCTTCTGCTGCAGCGCATTTCAGGCAAGGGCGACAGTAATTACCATAATTATTTCTTATCAGATTTTTTATCTGATTAGAGATTATGCGGTTAATCCACGGGTTAAGAGGTTTTTTAGTGTCGTAGAGATGCCATTTTTTAAATATATGTATCCTAAGAATTTGAGAAACATCGTCGAAGTCCATCCATGATAAAGCTGTTAAGCTCCACTTAGATTTTCTTTTCCTTATTTCCGCATCTATTTGTTCGATAAAATCTTCAAATTTAGGCTTCTTTTTTTTAGGCATTTGGCTTACGTGACGCTCCAGCATCCCTTTTAAAATCCTCCGTAATTGAATCCGGAGAATAAGTGGGATCAGCATCACGCTGATATCCATCCGCCGATTCAGGGCCTCCCGTACCTAAAAGTTCCTC